GTTTTGCGTGATTGGCAATCTGAGTTGTTAAATAATGTTTTTGCTGTGCGTGATGATGGTCGTTTCAAACACCGAACTGCCCTTGTGGGGATGAGCAGAAAAAATGGAAAATCGGCTTTGTCATCAGGTATAGCTTTGTGGGGTTTGTTTATGGGTGAACTTGGTGGCGAAATTTATTCTTGTGCTGCCGATAGAGACCAAGCACGAATTGTTTTTGGTGATGCTAAGAAAATGATTGAGGCTGAACCTGAGCTGATGTCTCAAGCTAAGTTGTTTCGTGATGCAATTGAGATTCCTTCAACTGGTTCTGTTTATCGTGTTCTTTCTTCAGAGGCTTACACAAAGGAAGGTTTGTCACCAACTCTTGTAATTATGGATGAGCTGCACGCTTTACCTAATCGTGAATTGTTTGACGTTATGCAACTTGGTATGGGTGCTAGACGTGAACCTTTACTTCTTGCTATCACTACTGCTGGTGTTAAAACAGATAACACAGGTCAAGATTCGATTGCTTACAACTTGTATCAATATGGTCAAAAAGTTGCACGTAAAGAAATTGATGACCCATCTTTTTTTATGGCTTGGTGGGAAGCACCTATTGATTCAGACCATAGAAATCCTGAGACTTGGAAACTTGCTAATCCTGCTTATGGTGATTTGAACTCGGTTGAAGATTTTGAGTCTGCTGTTAAGAGAACTCCTGAAGCTGAGTTTCGTACTAAGAGAACTAATGCTTGGGTTTCTTCTCAAACTGCTTGGTTGCCTTCTGGTGCTTGGGAATCAAGACAAGTGGAAAAAGAACTTGGTCCTGATGTTCCAATAATTCTTGGTTTTGATGGTTCGTTCTCTGGTGATGCTTCTGTAATTGTTGGGGTGACTGTTGAAGAAGTACCTCACGTATTTTTAGTTCAGGCTTGGGAAAAACAAGTCACAGATTCAGACGAGTGGCGCGTGGACTCTTTGCAAGTAGAAGATACTATTATGCAATTTTGCAAAAACCATAATGTTAAAGAAATTGCTTGTGACCCTTTCCGTTGGCAAAGAAGTATGCAAGTTTTACAGGATGCAGGTTTACCTATTGTTGAATGGCCATCAACTTCTGCTGCTCGTATGATTCCTGCTTGTGCAAAGTTTTATGATGCTGTTACTGGTGAAAAACTTACTCAAGACGGAAATGGTTTACTTGCTAGACACATTTCTAATGCCGTTGTCAAAACCGACAGACTTGGGCCTAGGATTGTTAAGGAACAAAGACATTCTTTGAGAAAAATAGATGGTGCAGTTGCTAGTATCATTGCTTTTGATAGGGCAACAGTTTCACGCAACGAACCTGAACCTCTAGTTCCAGAGTTTTTCTTTTGAGGAGTAATTTGTTTTCATCAATCATTCAAGTTGCTGGTTTAGCGTTAGTTTCTTTAGGCGCAGGGTTAATTTTCATTCCAGCAGGTATAACAATTCTTGGCATTTCCTGCGTTCTTATTGGTTTGTCTCTTGAGAGAGGTAAGTAATGTTAAACAACCTTTTTAACAATAATGAACAAAGGGCAATTTCTTTTCAATCTATTTGGGGAGCAGGAGATTCTTTTGCTTTCACAACCGATTCAGGTGCGAACATTGATGAATCAACCTCAATGCAAATCAACGCTTTCTATGCTTGTGTACTTTTAATCTCTGACACAATTTCAACACTTCCAATTGACTCATTCATTAGACGTGATGGTTCACGTGTTCCTTACAGACCAAGACCTGACTGGGTTGTAAAACCAGATGTTGATTTATTAAGAAGCGAACATTATCAACAAGTGCTTGTTTCACTTTTACTTGATGGTAACTCCTACACTCGTGTATATCGTGATGGTCGTGGTGACGTTGCAAACCTTGTTTGCATTGACCCTTTAAGAGTTCAAGTTCAAAGAAACCCTGTTACGCGTGAACTTGAATATTTAATTGATAACGGAAATTCAGGTGTTGTACCAGCAAGAGATATGTTGCACATTACCGAAATTCGTAAACCAGGTGCAACTAAAGGTTTGTCACGTGTTAGTGAACTTAAACAAAATCTTGGGCTTGCTTCAGCACTTCAATCTTTCGCTGCACGTTTCTTTGGTCAAGGCGCAACTTCACAAGGCATCATTGAATTCCCAGGTGCTTTAACAAAAGAACAAGCTAAAGATTTACAAGCAGGATTTGATAACGCTCATAAAGGATTTAGAAAAGCACACAAAACTGGAATTTTATCTGCTGGTGCTAAATATGTGAAAACAGGTGTAAACCCTGACGAAGCACAAATGCTTGAATCACAAAAATTTCAAGTGGAAAATATTGCAAGAATGTTCCGTATTCCTTTGCATATGATTGGTGTCACAACACCTGGTGCAATGAGCTACGCATCAATTGAACAAAACAATATTAACTTTGTGGTTCATACACTTCGCCCATACATTGAAAAAATAGAAGCAGCATATTCTGTTCTACTACCAAGTGAAGCATTCCTAAAATTCAATGTTGATGGTTTACTTCGTGGTGATTACACAACAAGAATCCAAGGTTATTCAATTGGTTTACAAGCAGGTTTTTATTCTGTAAATGATGTTCGTAGATTTGAGGACTTGAGACCTGTTAATGAAGGCGACCAGTATCGTGTGCCTTTGGCAAACATTAACTTGGCTGAAGCAGATGTTGTTGAACAAGATAAACGTGTAGGTATGGCGACAAGACTTGTTCAATCAGGTTTTGACCCTGCAAGTGTTCTTAAAGCTCTTGGACTACCAGCAATCACACACACAGGACTTCCATCAACACAACTACAACAAGTTGCACAAATTGACCCACAAGACCCAAGTGCCGTTTATGATGTCTCACGTTCAAGTGAAATCAATATTCAAATACCTGAAACTGTGGTTAATATTCCTCAAACAAAAATAAATATTGAACCACCAATTGTTAATATCAACGCACCTGAACAGAAGCCTTTAATAAGAACTGTTGAGCGTGATGAAAACAATCACATTGTTCGTATCATAGAAACTAACGGAGAATAATTATGGCAACTGGTTTGAGCGCATTTTTGGCTAACTCTTTATTGAACGCTGTTGGTAACGCAACTGCTTATTCAGCAACTTCTGTTTACATTAAGTTGCACGTTGGCGACCCTGGTGCAGAAGGCACAGGTAATCCTGCAACTGAACTAACAAGAAAATTAGCATCATTCAGCGCAGCAAATGCTGGAACTATAACTTCAGATGCAGATATTTCTTGGGTAAACATTTCTGGTTCACAAGATGCAACATTTTTTACTGCTTGGGATAACTTATCTGCTGGTAACTTTTTGTTTTCAGGTGCAATCACAGGTAACCCTTACACAGCAGGCGATACTTACACGATTGCTTCTGGTTCATTAACTGCTTCTCTAACTCTCGCTAGTTAATTATGTCCGTCAAGCGTTTAATTCTTGACACAGGACAACTTGACCAAGACCGAATCATTGGTACTGGAACAATTGTTCTTGATAATCGTGCTGTTCTTGATACAAATGTTATTTCTGGCACAGGCTATAACGCTTCCTTAGGTTATGACAACAATGTTACTTTTTATGATGGTGCAAGTATTGTTTATGATTTTGCTGCTTCTGACCTTGGTGGTTTGACTGCCACAGTTCAATCAACACCTCAAATTATTGTTTCAGGGTCAGCATCACTTGGTGCTATCAGTTCGATAGCGCAAACAGGTGTAGGGCATTTCGCTCAAGGCGCAACAAACCTTGATGGCATCACAGCACAAGCTAATACAACACCAATAATCTTGCCTTTATTTGATGCATCTTTAGGTTCAGTTAATGCAAATATGTCAGCAGTTGTTACAAGACTTGCAACAGCAACAGCAACACTTGGTCAATTAACTTCATCAATTCAAGCAACACCCGAAGTTGAAATCACAGCAACAGCACAATTAGGTTCTATAACTGCTACGGCTCAAGCCTCAACACCTACACCACCTGAACCATCAAATTATGGTTCTAATGGTTATGTTCCTATCAAGAAAAAGGAAGTTAAAAAAGAACCTGTTTTTGTTCCTGAGATTCCTGAGATTGTTGATACACCAGAACTTGAGCCTTTGATTAAATCTGTTTTTGCTAAAGGGTCATCTGATTTGTTTGGGCTTTATGCTCAGTCTGGAAATCGTATAGACTTTTCTATATTGGCTGATGAGGCTGAGATTTTGTCGCTTCTATAAAGGTAGGTTATGACTTTTCAAACAGCACAATTTACAGTTGGCACAGCAGCCGTTCAAATCATTGCTCCTCAAACTAATCCAACCCAAGTTTTATTACATAACGCAGAAAAACAGACAACTCATTATATTTATTTAGGTGGTTCATCATCTGTCACTACTGAAACTGGTATTCATATGGATGGTTCAGACAATTATCAAATGGTGTTACAACCAGGAAATTCTTTATGGGCTATTGCTGCAAACAATTATGATTTGCACGTCTCTTGGCAGGTTCTATAAATGCCATATTTCATAACTGATTCATC